GCCAGCTCCCCGCCCTCATAGTAGGGGTAAAGCCAGGCCTTGCCGCCTATCCAGGCACCCTCTCCCACCGTCCGCATCGTCCGCCGGAAACGGGCCCCCAGCACCGTGGCCAGGGCCGCCGCATAGTCCTTGCGCTCCGTGTCGAGAGAAAACGGGCGGCCAAAAGAGTAATTGGTCTTTTGGTCCACCATTTTTGAGTACAGATTATTGACCAGGCGATTATTGGGCAGGTGGGTGAGCTCCATGGGCTTGCCGTCATCGTCCAGCGCCATCCGCCTCCGCTTGAGCACGTCCTGCTGGCCGTCATAGTAGACCTCAGCGGTGAGCTGCCGCTTGCGCTCAGGAGAGGCCAGCCAGGCCGTGATTTCCAGCTCCAAAAAGCGCTTGTCCGTCATACCACGCCGGAAATTGGTGGCCGTCCTGGCCACGCAGTCATCCCGCAAATTCAGCACTACCACGTCAGTCACCTCACAGACATCCCGCCCGTTTCCAGGCGTCATAAAGTTTCGGGCCTTGAATGGCCATCCAGTCCACCATTTCCTCATTGGTGGGCCAGCTTTCCGGGCTCATCCCGTTCACGCTCAAGCCGCTCTCATAGAGAAAAGCATGGGTCAGCTCATGCCTCATGCACTTGCGCATATAGGCGTCCAGGTCTTTCAAACTCAGGGGCTCCCGGCGCTCCGCTGCCGTGTACTTGCGGACCACGCACAGCTTGGCGCTGGTATCACAATAGCCGTCACAGGTTTCCAGCCCCTTGTCATTGGCCTTTGTCCGATATTCAAGGGCGTATTGGACGCCCAGCACAGAAACACGCACGGGAAACACCTCACTCAAAAGCTCACCAGGGATGGCGCATAAACCTTGTGGATGAAATAGCGCACATCGTCCATGCTATGGTCATTTTCTTTGATGGGCCGGTCATCTATGGCCTTTTCGTCCCACCGATAAAGCCCAAACTCCCGGATGCAATCCGTACAGCAGGCATTGAAAAACACATCCCCGCATTGGAGCCGTGTGGCCACGTCCCGGATGCCCGCCATGACCGCATTGGCGGCCTTTTCAACGAAAAAGCGCCCGTGCCGCCGGATGCACTCAATGAAAGAGGCGGCGGAGGGGTCCACAATGACGCTGGTGATGGGCAGGTCCCCGGCCAGCGCCTCCAGCTGCACATAATACTCCTCATCAGTGCGCTGGTTGCCCTCTTTCCGGCTGTCATAGTAATACTCCCGCACTCTGTACCACTTGCCATTTGCACGGCCCCAGAGGCCCATGCTGGTGGGGTTGGCGGTGCCATAGTCACAGGAGATGTAATACTTGTCATAGGGCCTGGGGGTGACCGGGACAACGTGAAAGTCCTTGTTGAACATGGTATAGACCAGGCCCTCCGCCACCACCCACAGGCCCCGGATGTAGCGGTCATAGAACACCCCGGAATATTGCCGCTCATAGCGGTCCTTGATTTCCTGGGTCAAGCTGTAATTGTCCTCCATGGTGAAATGCAGGTGGAGGACGTTGTGCTTTTTCGGCTGGTCACCCTCCAGCCATTTCTTGTAAAACCAATGGGACGGGCCCTCCGGGTTGCAGTTAAACCACAGCTTTGACCCGGCCACAGAGCACCGGCCCGTGGCCTGATTGACAAAGCTCTCTGGCATCAAGGCCACCTCATCCAGCAGGATGCCCGCCAGGGTAATGCCTTGAATGAGGGAGGCGCTGCTTTCGTCCTTGCCGCCGAAAAGGTAAAAGGAATTGCTCCGCCCGGCGGCGCTCACCACGATTTTGTTTTCCGTGCGGTGCTCTTTGAACGAAAACACCCCCGCCAGCCACTTGGGCAGGTTGGAGGTGACGTTGCGGCGCAAGCTCTCAATGGTCTTGCCGCAGATGGCAAAGTTTTGGTCATTAAAGCGGGCCATGGCCCACATGACAAAGCCCACGGTCATGGCCACCGTCTTGCCGGAGCGGATGGAGCCGTCACAGATGATGCCGTCATAGCGCTCAAAGCCCGGCCTATTCCACCACGTCATCGCCAGGTTCTGCCGGGGGCTCAATCTCTGGAATTTCATTTGTGTCAATTTCCTCCCGTGTGCTCTGTTCGATGACCTCAAAGATGTTGTTTTCCTCAGCGGCGGCAGCGCTGCCGCCGGTGGCGAACACGCCCAGGTGTTTGCCCAGCAGCTCCAGGGCCCTCACCTTGTCATGCAGCTTTATCTCAATGCCCAGTTGGCTGTACTTGATACCGGCAATGGCAGGGAGCTTGTTCTTTGGCACCTCACTGGTGGCCTTTACGCAAAGGAGCCCGGCCCCGGTGACCGTTACAAAATCCGTTCCGTTGGCAAAAGCGATGGACGCCAGCTCCTGCAACACCGCCTCCTGGGTGATTTCCAGCTTTCCCCTCAGCTTGTCCCGGCGTGCTTGAATGGCCGCAGAAACGTGAGTTTTATTGAGTAGTTCAATCGCTATCCTGGACGCACTCTTTTCACTGTACCCCGCCCGCTTGGCGGCGGCGGTGGCGTTGAGGTCCACCAGGTACTCATCCACAAACCGCTCCTGCTTTGGTGTCAGCTTGGCCATTCTCACCACCCCAAATCAAAATAAATGACAGCGGCAAGGGTCCGGGTTTCATCTTCCATCACCTTGCCGCCGTCAACCAAGGAGGTGCTGCACCTTGAGGCATACACCCGCTTATACAGAATACCACAGACAAAGCGGACAAAACGGACAAATTGAATTTTGTTACACATTCGCCCCCGTGTCACCGTTCCAGATAGCGTTTCACGGCCTTGCGGCATCCGTCCTCCGTGTTCCCTCCGCCGATGCAGGCTGCCACCTGCCGCCAGGGCAATCCGCTGATAAAGCGATAGGTGAACACCTGCCGGAGAAAACTGTCATCAATGCCCGCTATGTAACGCTCCAAACGGCTCCGCTCATAAAGGCATTGCTGGTGCTTGGCCTCAATGATGCCCCGCAGGTCAGCGATTTCCGCCGCACATTCCCCCACCTTGTCCACCACGCCGGTGCCGTGAGGCATCCCGGTGATGACCTGAGCCCCCGGCAGGGCCCTGGCCTCAAGCTCACGGAGGCGGCGCTGGTCCATTTCAATCTCCCGGTTGAGATAGTAAAGCTGGGACAGCTCCTTTAGGGTCATTCCTCCGCCTCCTCACCTTTCCAGACAGGCTTGCACTCACCCGTGCCGAAAGTGCACTTGCAGGCGCACACCTTGCAGGCATCGCCGCCCGCCATGACAAAATGCAGGTCATCAAGGGCCCGGCGGAGCATGGCGTTGACGCCACCCAGCTTGTCCTCAGCGATGTGGGCCCGCTCCACGGCCTGCTGGATGTCCTGGGCGGACGGCGCAGACGCCAGCCGCTCCTCCAGTTGGTCAGCCCTCAGCAGGTCCGCCTCATGCTGGACGGTCAGCCGGGCGTTTTCCCGGATGAGCTCATCGGTGAAAATCGTTTCCTTATCCATCACAATACTGCTCATTTTGTTGTTTCCTCCTTGATTTTCTTAATTCTGGCCTTTAGGGCCCGCATGACCGCCTCATGGGTGTCCGCCCGGTCCCGTATCGTTTCCATGACATCCTCATCCTCGCAGTCCTGGACCACCAGGTAATGCACGAAAACCTTGTCAAAGGGGGAGCCCTGGCGGTATAGGCGGCAATTTCCCTGGTCATTCAGTTCAAAGGACCAGTTGAGGCCATACCACACCACATGACGGCCCCCGGCCTGGAGATTTAGACCATAGGCGCAGCTTGCCGGGTGCACCAGCAGCACGTCCACCTCCCCGTTGTTCCAGGCGTCCTCATCCTCCGTGCCCTTGTAGACCCTCACCCGCAGCTTGTCCCGGCGGCCCTTGTTGTACCTCTCCAGCCGCTCCAGGATGCGGTCCTTGTCGTGCTGGTAGCCGTAGAACGTCAAACAATGCTCCCCGTCAAACTGCTCCAGCAGCTCCACATAGGCGTCCAGCTTGCAATCATGGACCGGGACCACCTTGCCATCGTTGTTGTAGACGGCCCCGTTGCAATACTGCAAAAGTTTCCCCACCAGCACCCCAGCGGTGCCCGCCGTGATGATGTCCTCATCCACCTCCAGCAGCAGGTCTCGCTCAAATTGGTCATAGTCCCGCTTGGCCTTGGCATCCAGCATCACCGGGATTTCATGCTGGATGAAGTCCGGCAGTTGCAGGTAGTCCTCCGCTTTCATGGAAATGCAGATGTCAGAAATGGCCGCAAGCACGGCGCTCTCCGCTC